CCAGAAGGCCGCGAAGGTTGGGCAGGACGTTGACCGTCAAGCCAAGGCCGTCGAGCGCGAGATCGACACGATCGTCGATGGAGTGAAGGCCGAGCAGAGGGCGCTCGACGAAACGGGCCGCAAAGCTACTGACTCGCTGGTCAAGACCGAGAGGGCTCTAGTCGGCGCATCGAAGCAGACGGCGAACTTCCGCGAGGAGATGAACAAGACCGGCGGCATCATGGGCGCCGTCGAGGAGAAGTTCCGCGGGCTTGGCAAGGCGGCTGTCGGCATTTTCGCCGCCGATGTCGTGGCCAAGGTGTTCGGCTTTACGTCCGCGATGGACGTGCTCCAGAAGGCGAGCAACGCGGTCGCCAACAGCATCAAGTCGATCGGTGTCGAGCTGCTCGGGCTCAAGAACATTCAAGAGCAAGAGCAGGTCTTGGAGAACTTGGCCGAGCAGATGTCGAAGCTGGAAGAGATGCGCAAGGCGCAGTTTTTCACGCTTGTGACGCGAGGCAATCAAATCGAACTGCCAAGGCCAGACGTTGGAGGAGACATTCAACTCCAGATGCAAATGCTTGAGCTGGTGATGCAAGCTCAACAGCGCATCTCGGATCTTGAAAAACGTTCACTCGCGGGAAACCTGACCATGATGCAAGTCGGCGGCTCTCTTCCGCAGCTTCCAGAGGAAGGTGTCCCGATCAGCGAACAAAGAACTGTGCAAGGCGTTTTGGGTGCGCTTCGAGATTCTTTGCGCGCGCTTGCGGACGAAGCTGTTCTTGCTGCGCAAGGAACCACAAAAGCGGCAGAAGCTCTACAAACCATCAGCGTCGCCGCTCAGGGCGGTCAGATGTTCCCAGTGCAAGCATTTGAGATGCGTTCATTCGTGGGCGACGTTGAGCGCACGCGAGAACGGCAGCGGATTGAACGCTCCCGACTGCTACTAGAGTCTCGTCGCGGAGGTATCGGCATCAACGCGGGATACACCGCCCAGACGATGGGCTTTGGCGGAATCCCCGAGCCAGTGTTTCAAGCGCCAACTGGCGTGCAGGGCATTGGAATGGACTACTTCCTGCCCAGGCCTTCGGGCGTTCCTGAGTACGCCAAGAGGCCCGAAGGACCGATCACTTACCGTGAGAGACTGGATGAACGCTACTCGGTGAAAAACATCTCCGAAGATTTCACCGCTCAGTTCTACGGTGCGATGAAGAACAGCCTGATGACTGGCGACTTTAGCGACTTCGGTCGGCAGGTCACGACGATGATCGGAAGCTCGCTGATCGACGCTCTGGTCGCGGCTCCGTTCCAAGAAGCGATGAGTGTTCTCATACAGGCTCTGCTCAACGGCATTCGTGGCGCGATGGGGGGCCCTGCGGGCGCTCCGGCTCCGGCTGGTGGCGGCGATGCGGGCGGTAGCGCACCTTCGCAAATGCGCGCGAGCACGGCCAGCACATCGAACGCGGGATACCGCAGCCAGCGCCAAGCGGCTGACGACTACAACAGGCGACGCATCGTATGACCTTCCACGACATCGAACTCGACCGCGCGTACAGCTACGGATCGGTCATCACCGAGCAGGGCAACACGGCGGTCGTGCAGCTTTCCTCAGGCCAAGAGGAGCGCATCCAGCGTTGGAACGACACGCAGCTGGTTGCGAACCTCGGCTACGCGGTCAAGACCTATGCGGACCTGCAAGCGATCCTGAAGTTCAAGCGCGCCCGCGGGCATCGCGCGCACAGCTTCCGCTTCTGGAACCCGCTCGACTACTCAACCAACGCCGCCAACACGCCAAACGACACCAGCACGGCGCTCGTCAGCGAAACCGATCAGTTGCTCGGCACGGGCAACGGCACGACTACGACGTTCCAGCTTGTGAAGCGTTACGTCAACGGTTCGCAGACCGTCGTGCGCAACCTGCACAAGCCGATTTCCGGCACGGTCAAGGTCGCGCTCAACGATGTGAACCAGACAAGTGGCTGGAGCGTCAACCTGAGCACGGGCATCGTGACCTTCACCTCTGCGCCTGGCGTCGGTGTTTCGGTCAAGGCTGGGTGCCAGTTCAACGACGAGGTGCGCTTTGAGAGCGATGATTCTGGGGTGTCTCTACAGAACTTTGAGCGCGGCGAGGTTGTTGGCGGTCTGCGCGTCGTGTCTGTGATGAACCCGACGCTGGTGAATGACGACTTCGTGTATCGCGGGAGCTCGCGCCCAACGTTCTCGGCCAACATGGATCTCACGCCGCAGATGGGCGTGCTCGTCTCACTCTCGCCTACGACCTCGGGCCTGTCGCTCAAGCTGCCGCAGACGGCGGGCTTTCAGGAGGGCGGGCCGCACTGGAAGCTGCGCAACCTCAGCGGCAGCAACACGTTTGTCGTGACGGACAGCACCATGAACACGCTGTTCACGATGCAGATCGCCGGCGATGCGAACCGACGCGACTCGTGCGAGATCTGGTTGAGCGACAACGGCCTTGGCGGCGTGGAGTGGATCGCGGTCACATGATCACGCAGGACACATTCTTTGGTGGGTCGCACGCTCAATCGCTCGGCAGCAACTACACGTTGACTGTGCAGTTTGCGCGCCTGTATCGCCTTCGAGGAAGCATCTCTGGACTCGAGGTCACGCTTCCGAACTACACGCTTTCGGGCTTCGTTTGGAAGAGCGGTTCGCCGTTCTTTCTCATCTACAACGACGGCGGTACGAACGCGCTGACCATCAAGAAGCACGACGGCACGACGGTCTACACGCTCGCTGCTGGCGAGGTTGTAGAGATCGACCTCGAGAACACATCCACCGACCCGAACGCTGGCAGCGCAAGCTGGGCGTGGAGCACGCGTAAGCGGCTCAAGATGACCTGATCATGCCGACGATCGTCAACGGTATCGGATCTCTGAACCTGTCGGTGACCGGCGGGTCACGCGTCGGAAACCTGATCACGCTGACGTTTGCGAGCGTTCCTGCGAGCGTGGAGTTTGGCCAGCGCATCAACGTTTCGGGCGTCGGAGGCTTCACGGGTGTGAACGGCGAGTGGACGGCCTCAACAGTCACTAGCACCTCCATCCAGTTCACCGTGACTTCCGCGGGAGGCACGTACACTTCTGGCGGCACTGTTGGACGACTCTATGCAACGCCGGACGCGTGGAACACGGCGACGCAGGGCGCGATCGGCACCGGCAACATCAAAGTCGGAGAGATGTACGCAGACGGCACGGGCGTGTTCGAGCAGCTCACGCCGACCGTGCTTGCGTTTGGCGGGGCAACAGGTACGACGACGGCACAGTATCGAATGCTGCGCGCGTGGGGGACGCACTACTACAAGGCGCGCCTCGACTCTGGAGTGAAGATCCGCCGAGCGATCAACAACACCACGAACCCGCACGCTATTCGTATTTCGGAACCATTCTTCCGCATCCAAGGTATCGGCGTTGAGCTTGTCGATACCTACGTATCGGGTACATGGACGACGAACAACGTCATCAACTGCGAAGCGTCCAGCATTACGATTTCTGCTTGCACGGTAATGACCGGCAGCTATCACACAGCCGCTGCTGGGACCGTCAATGGCATTGTTGGCGGTACGTATTGCCCAAACGTTGGCTTTACTGTGGTGATTGGACCACGAAACGCAAACGCCAGAACGGGCAACGGTATCAATTATGGCGGGACTGCCGTCGGTCGCATAACGAACTGCACCGTCTACGGTTTTGACAACAAATCGGACTCGCTCGCGGGCGGCATCAGATCAAATAATGCGCAGCTGCTTGTCACAAACTGCGCTGTCTTCAAGACCGCTCCGATTGAGAGTGGGTTCGCCATTACCAGCGGGCGGGACATAAATGTGCCAACAGCGCGAGCATTCAACTGCGTTGTGAGCGATTCAGCGTGGTCGATCGGCTTATCGGTAGGATGCGTGGAAGGACTTACGTCGTCTCAAGAGTTGGTCTATCCAGATTTCCTTGATCTCAGGCCGATCAACATTTCGCAGCTGGTCGCCCAGAAGGTTGCTCAAGTCGATCCCACAGTCTTCCTTGTTGACGGCGAGGGTAACGCGCTGCCTTCTGGAGGCGCGGCCCTCGTAAACATTGGCGCTTATAGCCTTTCGGCCCAACCGCAATCTTCAGTTCCGATCACCGTGGTTGAAAAAACCATCGGCAGCGGCGGAGACTATGCAACGATCGCGGCATGGGAAGCGGACACCGACAACCATCTGGTTGGACTCAATCAGATCCAGCGCGGCTTCCTCCTTGACTCGTCCTACAACGAGCAGATCACCATCAGCGGAGCAATCACGGACAAGCGCAGATACCGCGAGCTTCGCTACGCTGGGGGCAACCGGTACGACGCAGTGAACGGCACGGGTGCGTACGTCTACAGTGCGGCTGCGACTGGCGCGGTGATCAAACTGGACGAGAAGTATGCGCGGCTCACCGGCATCAAGGTCGAGAGCACATACTCAAGCGCAGCGAGCGCATCTGGTCCAAACGTAGTCGAGGTCTCCAAGTCTGACTGCATCGTGGATGCTGTCGTGGCAGAGCAAAGGAGCGTCACGGGCTCCTCGACGGCTACAACGTGCTTCCTTGTCTCAAGCTTCACGGCTGATCGCGTGCGCTTCCGCAACTGCATCGCGCTCGGGAATAGCAACACGGCTGGAGCGTCCGTCGGCTTTTATCTCAACGGCATAGATACGAGAGCCCAAAACTGTTTGGCAACGCGGATGCGGAGAACAACCTCCGGAACGTGTTTTGGGACAGCAGTCACGACTGTATACTTTGAAAACTGTTTCGCTGGTAACAGCGACATCGGATTCACCACGTCGCTCAACCAAAGGTACAACGCATCTGTTGATACGACAGCAGCTGGCGTTGGATCGTTGACAAACGTTGTTGTTGCAGATGCAGTGCAAGATGCAACAAACGGGGACTTTAGGCTCAAAGTAGGCTCGGTCTTGATTGATGCTGGAGTGCCTCTTGACCTTGACTTCACCGCAGACGTGACAGGCGCAAAGTGGACGCGTCCTTGGAACATTGGACCGTACATCGCCTACGTCGCTCCGCCGATGTACCCAGCCGCCAAGACCGCGCGCACGCATAGGTACTGCCCGATCTGGAAGATCCAGACCAACTTGGGCGACGAGCTGCGCATCGCTGGGCACGACTCGAACCTCTATCACAACGGCGAGCTCTACGAGGCTCAGAGCGGCCTCGACACGACGGCCTACCGCGCCGAAGGCGGTCTGCGCGATCACCAGCTCGAGGCGTTCGGTTTCATCAGCAGCGACCGCATCACGTATGCCGATCTCGATGCGGGCATCTACCAGAACGCCAAGGTCACCATGATGCTCGTGGACTGGCGCTACCCTTGGCTTGCTCCTGCACACAAAGCCGTGTTTTTCCTGAGGCGAATCCGGTTTGACGGCGAGCAGTGGCGCGCCGAGGCCGAGGGCTTGACGAGCGTCCTCAAGCGAACCGTCGGGCGGGTTTACTCGCCGCTCTGCCCGTATCAGCTCGGCTCGGCCAATCCCCAGCCAAACGGGCGCGCGGGATGCGGCGTGGATATCTCCCAGTTCACAGAGTACGACATTGAGGTGGCGTCGGTTGTTGAATCTCGGCGTGTGTTCCGCGCAAAAACTACAGCCCCGAACGACCTAGACGTGACGTTTGCGGATAACTACTTCAGGCAAGGTATCGTGACGTGGACTACTGGCTCAAACATTGGCCGATCCGCCGATGTCGTGACATACACGAGCGCCACCCGTGAAATCGTTTTGGCGATTGAGCAGCCATTCCCAATCGTGGCTGGAGACAGGTTCAACATCGTCCATGGCGACGATCACACGATCAACACGTGCAAGACGCGCTTCGGCAACGAGGACAACTTCGGCGGCGACCCGTACATTCCTGGCTCCCAGCGCGCGTACCAAACACCGTGACCCAAGCACAAGTCATCGCGTGCGCTCGCACGTACCTTGGGACACCTTGGCAGCATCAGGCGAGGCGCAAAGGCATCGCTGTTGATTGCATCGGCCTTCTCGTTGGAGCTTTCAGCGAGGCGGGGTATGCAATCAACGACGTGACCGACTACGGGCGGAACCCGAATCCTCGCCGCCTCATGGAGCACATCAACCTCTACTTCCAACGCCTCGCGCCATCGGGTGCCGAGCTCAAAGCTCAGGCCGACCGCGATGCGTGGGAGAATGCTGGAGTTGGTGACGTGCTGTTGTTTAGTTTCGTGGGTATGGACGTTCCGCAGCACGTCGGAATCTGCACGGGCAAAAATGTGCTTCATACTTATCAGGGCGCAGGTATGGTCGTCGAGCACGCCATGACCGCGGACTGGCAGCGCGCCTTGCATAGCACGTGGAGGCTGCGCGAATGGCAACGATAGCCGTTGCTGCGATGGCTGGAGCGGGCTGGCTCGGCTCAACGGCCACCATCGCGGGAGCCGTAACGACCGCTGTAGCGTACGCGGGAGCGGCGTATCTTGACTCTCTATGGATCAGCCAGCTGACTCAGCCCGATCCACTTGAAGGACCAAAGGCTGGAGCCGTTCGACTCAACACCACTGAAGAGGGCGATCCTGTTCAGGAAGCCTATGGGCGCGAGTGCCGCGTCGCGGGTCACGTGCTTGATGTTTCTGAGTTGATCGAAAGCCAAAACACAACCACCGCCAACGGAAAGGGCGGGTCTGGTGCTGAGTTTACGGAATACACCTATTCATGCCACGCGATGGTAAGTTTTGGAGTCGGTCCAGCGCAGGACATCGTGCGCATCCGCGCAAACGGAAAGACGATCTGGGATGGATCCGACAACGCCTATGTGTTTTTCAACACCACCAACGTCTCGGGTACGGTCTCCAGCACGTCGTTCAACTCATCAAACCCAGCGTTCTTTGCGACCAACTCGGCGATCTATAACAACACAGGGGCGACAATAACCTTTTCAACTTCGACGATCGTCGAAGGCTACTATTCAAGCACCAACAATCCAGCGAGCGTTCAGTCGCTTGTCGGTAAGTGGGTTGTTATCCAGAACGCTGGCACGTCGAATCTTGGAAGCGCCTATCGAATCAGCAACGCAAGCGTGACGGTCAGCGGATCTTCGAGAACCTACGTTTTGACTCTTGAGTATGCATTCGGCGCAGCTGGAACACACACCGTATCGGTGTTGCTGGTAGATCAAAACCCATTCATTGGAACATCGACGACTGAATGGTTTCTGACGATCACGTCATCTGATCCACTTGTCGATCTATCTTTGTTCCGCGTGGGCGGAGCCAAGATGGTGTTTTGGACAGATCCAGACGATCCAGAGCGTCCTCAATACGTCGTTGCTGATAGTGGGGCTCTGGTAAGCGGCGAAACGTTTGTCCAGCTTTCGGCAAAACAAAGCGGCAGTCCGTTTTTTGGCTTCGCCGTCGGGCAGCAGGTCTTTCTGCAACAGTCGAATCCGGCATTCTCTGGCAAGATAATGGCGGAGGCTCCCAACTTCCATCGAGGAACGATCTCGGGCTTGCTCGGGGCACATGACGCGCCAGTGGACGAGCTCTTCGCCAGCCTCCGCGCGCCAAATCCCGTGCCCGCTTATCGGGGGAAGATCGTCGTCACATTCAAAGGCTTGCAGCTTTTTGACTACGGCAACACGCTGCCGCAGTTTGAGGCCGACGTAGTGCAGAGCAGCACCGCCGAAGTGAAGGATTACATCGGGCAGGTGTGCCGCGATGCTGGCTTTGGCGATGATGAGTTCGAGGCCGAAGCCATTACGAACACTCTGCTCGGCCTCCCGATGCGCGGACCAAGCGAAGCTCGAGACCGTTTGGCTCCCGTACTGATCGGCTACGAGCTGGTGACGAGCGAGAAGGACGGCGTGCTGCGCTTCTCGTATCGCAAGGACGTGCCGACGGCGACCGTTGATGCGCAGGACTTGAGCGCGCGCGAAATCGGCGCGGATACAATCCGACCTGTGACCTTTGCGGACTTGGGAGACGATCCTGCGGACAAGATCGTCGTCACGTATCGTCAAAAAGCCCGCGACTATGTCATCTCGGTTGCGGAATACAACCGCCGAGCGGAAGCTGCCCGAACAACGCAGCGCATTGATCTTTCGGTCATGCAGATGGAGGATGCTGACGCTCAAGCCCTTGCGATGCACACGGCGCTTCTCGCGCCCGTGAACCGTCGGCAGGTCGAGCTCACGCTTCCGATGTCGTACGTTGATTCTGTCTACGAAGGCGTGCGCATCTCGGTGCCGGTCAACGGTCGCACGCGTGAAGTTCTAGTGATGAGCGTGACACGCGGTCCCAGCGGTGTTTTGGAAGTCATCGGGATTGCGGACCAAGTTTCGATCATGTCGCTGCCTGTTGAAACGCTGATACCCGTAAATCCAGGGTACGCTGCGCTCGGGCAGGGAAGCGGAACATTTGGCAATACGCCGATCTCGTTTTCGTTTCTGGATCTTGCACCGCTCAGAGATGAACATCGCAACAAAGTCGGCTGGTATCTTGCGGCCTGTTCCAAATCACGCTCTGCGCGTTTCCCGCAAGCTCTTGTCTATCAGGCGCTTGACGAAAACGAAGAAGAATGGCGCGCGATCGGTCGTGTGCAGGTCGATAGCGTAATGGGGAGATGCTTGTCGGTTCTCCCAAGCGCGCCTATCGGCGTTTGGGACAATGTCAACTTTATCGATGTCGAGTTGACCTCTGGCGATCTTGAAAGCGTCACCGAGCTTGCGTGCCTGAATGGCCGCAACAGGGCGTTGGTCGGCAGCGAAATCATCGGCTTCCAGCGCGCTGAGTTGATTGATACCTACACGTACAGGCTGTCTGGATTGTTGCGAGGTCTTCGAGATACCGAAGCAAAGATCAAAGAGCACATCGAAGATGAGACTTTTGTGCTTTTGACGGGCAAGGGATTGGCGTTCATTGAGCTTGAGTCGGCAAGCATTGGAATGCCAAGGACGTACAAGGTGCTCACGCCAGGTATGCGTTTGCCCGAAGCGGAAAGCTTCACGTTGGTCAACAATGGCGCTCAATCCAGATGCTTCGCGCCGGATCACATCAAAGGCACGCGCGACGTATCGAACAACCTGACCATCGAATGGACCCGCGTTTCGCGCGCGAACGTGCGGCTGCTCTCGACGCAAGCGATCCCGATCTCTGAGCCGTTTGAACGCTACGAACTCACGGTGAACAACGCGACGACTGGCGAGGCGATCCGCACCTTCGTCGTGGCGCAGCCCTCGGTGCACTACTCGGCAGCCCAGCAGACAGCCGACGGGCTTACGCTCGGGCAGAAGATGTACGTCACGGTGCGGCAGCTTGGCGACCTTGTCCACGGCGGGAACGCTAGAACGGCGGTCGTATGACCTACACAGTCAGCGTTGGCAACCTTGACGGCGACTACTCAGGTGCGCAGAACCTTTCGCCGGCGACTCTCGCCGCTGCCCTGAACATCGTCTCGGGCCTGTCGGTCAAGTCGCGCTCGATCACCTCGCCGCCGCGCTTGCCCGCGTTTGGCGATCGCTACATCGTCGCATCTCCTGCTATCAAGGGCTGGCTGGGCAAAGATGACCTGATCGCGGTCTGGGTCGGTGACGCGTGGGCGTACGTCACTCCGTATGACGGGCTCGAGGCATGGGACGAGGAGCTCGCGGAGAGCGTGCGCTACGAAGGCGGCACTTGGACTGTGCTCGTCAGCAGCGACACGGTGATCAATCTCGACGTGAAAAACACCTCCGGCGGCACGCTTACGATCGGCACGCCGGTGTACGCGACTGGATCCGTCGGAGCTTCAGCTCAAGTCGAGATCGCAGCTGCTGACTCTTCCAACAGCGCAAAGATGCCCGCGATCGGGATCCTCACGGCGACGCTCGCAAACAATGACTTCGGGCACGCGCGCGCGATGGGTGTGATCCGCAACCTCGACACAAGCGCGTACACGATGAACTCTCCAGTCTACGTCGCGTCCGGCGGCGGATTGACGGCGACGCGTCCCAGCACGGGTCTTGTGCAGAACATGGCGCGCGTGATTCGCGTGCACGCTTCGACGGGCGAGATCTTGGTCATGGGGCCTGGGCGTACGAACGACGTGCCGAACACCGCGCAGGGTGTCCTGCTTGGGCGCGGCTCGACGAGCGGCTCAGGTGCAGCTGAAGCGATCACCGTCGGCAGCGGCCTGTCGCTCTCGGGCACTACGCTTTCCGCGACCGGCGGCGGCGGCGGTGGTGGTGTTTCGGACGGCGACAAGGGCGACATCACGGTCAGCGCATCGGGTGCGACATGGACCATCGATAACGATGTCGTGACCTACGCCAAGATGCAGAACGTGTCTGCCACGGATAAGCTGCTCGGGCGTTCCTCGGCGGGATCAGGTGATGTCGAGGAGATCACTTGTACCGCTGCTGCGCGTGGACTTCTCGATGATGTGGACGCAAGCGCGCAACGAACGACCTTGGGGCTCGGGACTCTCGCGACTCAGAACGGCACCTTCTCGGGCACCAGCTCGGGCACGAACACTGGCGACCAAACCATCACCCTCACGGGCGACGTGACGGGATCGGGCACTGGATCTTTCGCAGCCACGATAGCCAACAACTCGGTGACGTTCGCAAAGATGGCTGACGTGGCGAGCGATCGCTTGATCGGACGCGACACCGCTGCCACGGGTGATCCTGAAGCCCTGACCGTTGGCGGCGGCATTGAGTTCACCGGCAGCGGCGGCATCCAGACCTCTGCGTTCACGGGAGATGTGACCAAGACGGCGGGCGGGACAGCGCTCACGATCGCCAACGACGCGGTGACGTATGCGAAGATGCAGAACGTCTCGACGACCGATCGCTTGCTTGGCCGATCGACGGCGGGCGCTGGTGATGTGGAAGAGATCGTATGTACGTCAGCTGGCCGAGCCCTGATCGGCGACGCCAGCGCATCCGCGCAGCGCACGACGCTCGGCCTTGGCACGATCGCCACGCAAGCCGATAGCAACGTCAGCGTCACAGGCGGCTCGATCTCGGGGGTCAAGTTCACGGACTACACCGAGCCAAAGAGCGCACCGACCATCAGCTCGGGCACGCTGACTTTGAACCTGAACACCGCTCAGGTGTTTGACGTATCGCTCAACGCCAACGTGACCACGCTCACGATTTCAAACGTCGATGCCAGCGCAAACACGGTCAACAGCTTCGTGCTGATCTTCACGATGGACGGCACAGCGCGCACGGTCACTTGGGGCGCGGCGGTGAAATGGGCGGGCGGAACGGCTCCGACGCTGACCAGCACGAACGGCAAGAAGGACGTGTTCAGCTTCATGTCGCCCGACAACGGCACGACATGGCTGGGCTTCGTCGGAGGGCAGAACTTCTAATGCTCGGCGGCATGGGCTGGATGCACGGGCTGCGTGCCAAGAAGGCGACCGGAGGAGGCGGCGGCGGCGATGTTTCGTGCACGACCGACTTCACGGAGTACGTTGGCTATCCAGGCACAACGATGGAAAGCACGCTGCAAACGATCAGCGGAATCAACACCACCATCACGCTTCGCATCGACATTATCTATGCAGATGAATGGACTTTTGAATACATCAAGAACGGCACTGCAACGTCGTTCAACAGCGGCGACACGCTGACCGTAGTCAACGGCGACACACTCAAGATCAAGTGGTACAACAACGCGCTGTACCTCTATGCCCAACTCGAAATCATCAATACCTCGGACAGCAACGCTAGTCTGGGCATCATCCAGTTTGAGGCCGCATAACTATGGCAACGACAACCTTCCTCGGTCTTACGAAGCTCACCGCCGGTCAAGCCAGCGCGGAGATTACGGTCAACGGCGCGCTGACGGCGCTCGACGAACAAGCCGACCGCGCTGAAACGCTCGTGCTCGAGGACGACTTCACCGGCGGGATTGGCACCAGCTCGCAGCCGTTCATCGCGGCGAGCTCGGGTACGGGCGCGAGCGTGGCAAACACGGGCTACACGGGCGAGCAGAATCGCGTCGGCGTGGCGGTGCTAGCAACTGGCTCGACGACGACCGGATACGCATCCGTGCACACGGCGTCGGCTGCGCTTGTTCGGCTGGGCGGCGGCGAGTGGCGCGCTCGAGCGATCTTCCGTCTCGAGGATCTGAGCGACGCCACGGACACGTACACGCTGCGGATCGGCCTCGGAGACTCGCAGGTCGCCGGCGAGCCTACCGACGGCTGCTTCCTCCGATATACGCACGGCACGAACTCCGGCAAGTTCCAAGCGGTCACGCGGTCCAACGGCACCGAGACGGCCACGGATACGACGGTCGCAGCCGTGGCGGACACGTGGTATCGGGTCGAGATCATCGGCAACGCGACTAGCTCCGAGGTCGCCTTTTGGATCAAGGAAGGCACGGACGACCTCACCCTGCGGGCGACCAACACGACGAACATCCCGACGGCGGCGGGTCGAGAGACGGCGGTTCAGGCGTCGATTCTGAAGAGCGCAGGGACCAACTCGCGCAGCTGCTATCTCGACGTGCTCGCCCTGCGGCTGGCGTTCACGACGGCGCGCTGAAAAGGCAAGAGGACCGACGCCCCCCCGGGTATCGGCCCTCTTGGAGGGCGATCTCTGGCAAGTCACCCTCGGCGAGCTCCTCGTCGCCCTGCTACGCGTGTGGATACACGCGCTGCGCCTCGCTTGAGCTAGAAGTCGATGCTCTGGTCATCCTGCGGTTGCGTCGATTGTGGGCGTTTGTAGGCGTCGCCGCCGAACTCCCACGACTCCGCGACCATCGTCAGCCGCACGCGGTCTTTGCCGTCTTGGTCCTTCCAGTTGTGCTGGTACAACCGGCCCGTGCAAAGCACCGTCGAGCCCTTGCGGTGAAAGCGGTGGAAGCTCTCGGCCAGCTGGTCGAAGCAGGTGATGTCGAGGAACACGACCTCATCCTCGCCGCCCTTGCGCTTGCGGTTGATCGCCATGGAGGAGCGGCAGACCGGACGCCCGTTTGCGCCAGTCTTGAGCTCGGGGTCGCGCGTCAGCCGTCCGCCGACGATCAGGATGTTGATGTTCATGCGTCGTCGTCTTTCGGGTCAGGCCCGTTCAGCTGCTCGTCCACCCACCATAGCACGGCGATGATGAGGGCGAGGAGGCAGTAGCCGGTGGCCTTCACGGCTTCGGCTCCTCCACAATGTCCTCTTCACCATAGGCATAGCCTTCGCCATCTCCAGAGCCAGAGCCATAGCCATAGCCATAGCCA